ATTACAGATGGTGATGCAACAGAATCAACATCAGTTGCAAGACACGCTGTTATAAAATTAACAGGTACAATAACAGGAAACTCTATTGTAACTGTACCTGACTCTGTAGAAAAAGTTTACATTGTAACAAATGGCACATCAGGTGCATACACAGTTCAATTTAAAACAGCATCAGGAACAGGTATAACTTTTGGAACAACAGAAAAAACTACAAGACTAGTTTATTCAGATGGAACAAATCTTGTTGATTCAGGATTTAGTGGAGCATCTGATATGGAAGGAAGAGAATTAATTTTAGATGCTGATGGCGATACAAGTTTAACAGCTGATACAGATGACCAAATAGATATTAAAATTGCAGGAGCTGATGATTTTCAATTTACTGCAAATACTTTTACAGCGCAATCAGGTAGCACGATTGCTGCACAAGCATTAACAGCAACAACTATTACAACGACTGGTGCAATCGCAATACCAAACGATGGTAACATTGGTTCTGCAGGTGACGCTGACGCAATCGCTATATCATCATCTGGTGTTGTAACTTTTTCACAATCACCTGTATTTCCAGACGGAAGTATTGCAGGTGCAGATATTGATATAGATGGCACAACAGATATAGGTGCTGCTATAGTTGACGCTGATGAATTTTTAATAGATGATGGTGGCGGTGGAACAAATAGAAGAACAGATGCCTCAAGAATTAAAACATACATTGCAGATGTAACTTTAACAACTGCTGCTCAAACAAATATTACTTCACTAGGGACTCTATCTGCTTTGACAGTAGATGATGTTGCAATAGATGGCAAAGTTATGACTATGACAGGTTCGTCAAGTGATACGGCTGTTTTTACAGCAGGTACAAATGGTACATTATCAATTGTAACCACAGATGACTCAGCTGCCGCTGCTAATATTACAATTACAGCAGATGGTACTTTTGAAGCAGATGGTACAACGGTAACTTTAGATTCTGCTGGAGATATTAGATTAGATTCAGATGATGGACAAATTATTTTTAGAGATAATGGTTCAGATTGGGGACTAATAAAACATTCTAGTAATGATATTATTTTTGAAAATAAAACAAGTGATAAAGATATTATTTTTAGAGGTGAGGATAGCTCCAGTACTGTTAACGCATTAACTTTAGATTTTTCAGACGCTGGTGCAGCTATATTCGCTGGCACGGTAACTGCAAACGCAGGTCTTAAAGCTGATAATATTACAATTGACGGTACAGAAATAGATTTATCTTCAGGTGATTTAACTATTGATTCTGCTGGAGATATTACATTAGACGCTGATGGTGCTGATGTTAATGTTGCTGATGGCGGCACAACTTTTGGTCAATTTACAAATAGTTCAAGTGATTTTGTAATTAATGCTCCTGTACAAGATAAAGATATTATATTTAAAGGTGATGATGGTGGATCAGCTATTACTGCATTAACTTTAGATATGTCAGCTGCAGGGGCAGCAACATTTAACAGTACAATAACAGCTAACAACCAAGATGTTATTTTAGGTAAATCAGGTGGAACTAATTTTGCAAGATCATTTTTAATAGGTCATTCTACAACAGGAACTTTATCTTCTGCTGAAGATAACCTTGGTATTGGTGATGCTGCTTTAGATTCTGTTACTTCAGGAGATCAAAATATTTGTTTAGGTAGTAATGCTGGAACAGCGATAACAACTGCATCAGCAAATGTATATATTGGTAGAAATTCTGGTTCTGGTAATGCAACAGGAAGTAGTAACTTTGGATTAGGTGTAGATTGTTTAGAAGATGGTTCTTTTACAGGCGCAAGTAACGTTGCCATAGGTAGATCAGCTGGCGCACAAGTAGAGTCAGGTAATTATAATATATTAATTGGTCAATCTGCTGGTGATAATATTACTACAGGACATGGTAATCTAATAATAGGTGCTACTGTTGATGCAGCTAGTGCAACAGGTTCAAGACAATTAAAAATTGCTGGTTACGATGGTTCAACAACTACAACTTGGATTTCTGGTGATAGTAATGGTGTTGTAACACTTGCAGATGATTTAGTAATTAAAGATGGTGGTACAATAGGTGTATCTAGTGATACAGATTCAATAAGTATTGCATCAAATGGTGTAGTGACTTTTTCACAAACACCTGTAAATAGTGCAGGTACAGCATTTTCAACAGAGGACCCTACGGCTCTTGCAATTGCCTTGGGCTAGGTATATAAGGATAATTTTTAGGAGGATATATGGCCAACACGTTCAAAGTAATCACATTCGCAGCAGAACCCGCTAGCGCAGGCACTGCATACACCATGTATACGGTGGCAGGGTCGACCACAACAGTGGTGCTAGGTTTAATTCTTACTAACATACATTCGTCTGCAGTTACTGCAGAGGTAGAATTAGTTAGTGATACAGGTAGTAGAGGTGGAGCAAATAATGTTACCAATGGAACATCGTTTTTAGCGAAAGACGTAACAATCCCCGCGGGTTCGAGTTTGGAACTCTTATCGGGAGGTAAGGTAGTTTTAGAAACTACTGACGTAATAAAAATTGATTGTTCAGTTGCGGATAAACTTTCAGGCACTTTGTCTATAATGGAGATAACGTAAGATGTCTTATATTGGACAGGAGCCGGCTCAAGTTGCTATTGCAGCTAGTGATATAGCTGACGATTTAATTACGTCTGCTAAATTAAATTATTCTGAAGCAACACTCACAGATGGTTCTAGTATTACTTGGAACGCAGAAACTCAAGACGTTGCTAAAGTTACATTAGCTGGAAACAGAACAATAGGTGCAGCATCAAGTGCAACTACAGGTCAATTTATTTCTTTATTAGTAATTCAAGATGGCACAGGGAGCAGGACTCTTACATGGAACGCGGCGTACGAGTTTGCTTCTGATACGGCGCCAACTTTGACAACTACAGCTAATCTTGGAGATCTTTTTGTGTTTCGTTATAATGGGAGTAAGTGGTTAGAGGTTGGTAGAAACCAAGCTTTAACATTAAGTTAATATGTTTGCATTAGTAGAATCAGGATCAATTACAAAAATGTTAAGTGGTAATAGAGGTATTACTATTGGAGACTTACAATACCCAAAAGCAATATTTACTTTATGGTCTAAATCAGAAAGAGAAGCTATTGGTATATATGAAGTAGAAATGGATATTTCTAAAAGAAAAGATGAACAATGGTATATTAATACAGATATAACTTATTCTTTTGGAAGCGGTAAAGTTACAGGTTCATATGGTGATGCTACAGCTAAAGCTTATGCAGATACTTTATGGACATCACAAGATAAAACAGATGGTAAAATACCTGCTGATAAAGATGTTGGTGATGTAAAAGTTGAAGGATTAAAAACAACTTTAATTAAAACAATTAAAAATCAAGCAGCAGGAATACTTGCAGACACAGATTGGTATATAGTTAGAAAAGCAGATGCAGGTACAGCAGTGCCATCATCTATTACAACTCATAGAGCAGCAGTAAGAACTAAAGTTGCTGAAATGGAAACTAAAATTACAAATGCTAGTGATACACCAGCTTTACAAACTTTATATACTTATGTTAATACAGCTGATGAAGGAGATCCAGTTGTAATGGAAAGACCACTAGGTGAGCTGCCAAGATTGGAGTCGTAATGCCAATCAATAGTTTTCTTTATCCAGGAGCTAAAGTTACACCAGCATACGAAGTAGCTAACTCTGTTAGATTTAATGATGGTGATAGTCCAAGATTAGTAATTGCAAATCCTTCTGCTGGAACAAGAACTAAAGGTACTTTTTCAACTTGGTTTAAAAGGTGTACTTTTGGTGCAAATCAATATCTTTTTAGCACTTGGAATAATAGTGTATCTGGCTATAGCTCTGGTATAATTTTATTACAAAGTGATGATAGATTATCAATATCTAATTATGTAGCTAGTGGTGCTTCAGGAGGTTCTACTTTAATAACAGAAAGAAAATTTAGAGATCCTAGTGCGTGGTATCATGTAGTAATTGCATGGGATACAACAGATGGTACAGCAGCAGACAGATATAAAATTTATGTTAATGGCACAAGAGAAACAGTTTTTAATGGTACTCCAGCTTATCCAACATCAAACCAAGATTTATTTTTTCAAGCTGGTGGAACATCTAATCCATATCATATAGGATTTGAAAGTGTTGGTAGTGATCAAAAATATTTTGATGGTTATCTTGCAGAAACAGTGCTTGTAGATGGTTCAGCTTTAGCTGCAAGTTCATTTGGAGAATTTGATGAGGACAGTCCTACAATTTGGAGGCCGATAGATGTATCAGGATTAACTTTTGGCGATGAAGGTTTCTATCTTGACTATGAAGACAGTGGAGATTTAGGCGATGATGAAAGTGGTAATGGAAATGATTTTGCAGAAACTAATCTAGCCGCAACAGATCAAGCTACAGATACTTGCACAAATAATTTTGCAACATTAAATCCTTTATACAATGCTTATGTTGATCCAACATTTTCTGAAGGAAATTTAAAAATTACTCAAAGTTCTGCTTGGGCTGGCGCTAAAGCAACTATGGGTGTTTCAACAGGAAAATGGTATTGGGAGGTTAAAATATCTGGAACATTAGCAGATCATCATCATGGAGTTCAACAAGAAAATGTTGATGAAACTGCACAAAATCCACAAAATACAACAGGAACAACAGTTTTTTTTAATTCTGATGGTGGAGAAATGAAAAGTGACTCAACAGCTACAACTGCTAATTATGGAACTTTAGATGATGGAGACATATTAGGTATTGCTTTAGATATGGACGCTGGAAGTTATGGACAAATTACAATTTTTGATAATGGAAGCGCTATTGTAAGCGATTTTAATTTAGTTTCTTCAAGCACCACAGTAATGCCTTTTGCATCTATTGGAAACTCTACAGCAGAATATAATTTTGGAAATCCTACATTTTCAATTTCATCAAGTAACTCAGATGCAAATGGATACGGTTCGTTTGAGCACAGCGTTCCTTCAGGTTATTATTCGCTTTGCACCAAGAACCTAGCGGAGTACGGATAATGGCTTATACAACAATAAACGACCCAGAAAAATATTTTCAATGTGTTACTTACACAGGAAATGGAAGTAGCAGAACAATATCTTATCCAAATGCCGATTCTGATTTAGATGCAGACTTAATTTGGATAAAACAAAGAGATGGAGATGCAACAAGTCAAACTATTTTTGATACTGTTAGAGGTGCACAAAAAGCAATATTTACTAATAACACTAACGCAGAAGCTACAAGAACCGATGCTGTTTCTGCATTTGATACAGATGATTTTGATTTAGGTTCAAATGGTGATTTAAATTCTAATACTCAAAAATACATAGCTTGGTGTTGGAAAGAATCTGCCGATGCTGGGTTTGATATAGTTTCGTATACAGGAAACGCAACTAATAGAACAATATCTCATTCACTTTCAGCAGTTCCACATTGGATGGTAGTTAAAAATAGAGACTCTACTGTAAATTGGACAGTTTATCATCATAAAAATACTTCAGCACCAGAAACAGATAGATTATTACTTAATACAACAGATGCTACAGGAGATAGTGATGCTGAATGGAATGATACAGCTCCAACTTCTTCTGTATTTAGTGTAGGTACAGGAGATTCACCAAATAAAAGTGGTGATGCCATGATCGCTTATCTTTGGACTGAAAAAAAAGGTTACAGCAAGTTCGGCAGTTTTGAGGGGAATAATAATGCAGACGGAAGTTTCGTATATCTCGGCTTCAAGCCAAGATGGGTTATAATAAAGGATATAGATAGTTCAAATACAGTGGGAGGCAGCGCTGCTACGAGTTGGGGAATTTGGGATAGTAAAAGAATGCCAGGTAATCCAGCAAGTAATCCACTATGGGCAAATAAAGATACTCGTGAAACTATAAGAGGTAATGCTTCAAGTGCCAATACAGGTGGTTCTGATGGTAATGGATTAGGTGGTTTTATTCACCTTGATATGTTGTCAAATGGATTTAAGTGTAGATGTGCAACAGGAGAACTTAATGATGCACAAACGTACGTGTATATGGCGTTTGCAGAAGCACCATTCGTAAATTCAAATGGAGTGCCTTGCAATGCTAAATAAAATGAAATATAAACAAGAAAAAAGGAGCACGAAATGTACATAGGAAAACAGCCCGTTGTGGGTAATTTTCAGGTCTGTGATTCAATATCCGTAGTCAATGGACAAGCAGCATACACTATGCAAGTTGGAGGTTCAAATGTTGAACCAGAATCAGCTAATCATATGCTGGTTAGTTTAAATGGTGTACTACAAGCTCCTACATCATCCTTTACTATATCAGGGGCCACAATCACGTTTGCCTCGAATCTAGCTACGGGTGACTCGATCGATTTTATAATGCTATTAGGTAACGTGCTCGACATCGGCACACCTTCAGACGGAACTGTAACTGAGCCAAAACTTGCAGCGAACACTGGTGGTATTGTAGACTGGCAAGCAGTCGTAACTTCTAATACAACCATGGTTGCAGGTAGAGGATATTTTGTAAATACATCTAGTGGAGCTATAACAATGACTCTGCCATCTTCGGCAACACGTGGTGACGAAGTTCACATAATAGATTATGGTGCAACAGCAGATACAAACAATATTACTATTGGTAGAAATTCACACAAGATTCAAGGAGCTTCATCAGATTTGACAGTTGCAACAGAAAGAGCAGCCTTTACACTTGTGTATGTTGATTCAACACAAGGATGGTTGTTGAAGGAGAAATAAGATGGCTAATTATAACGCCATTAAATACGATGGTTTTAGTAAAGGTTCTACTACTTTAATCAAAACTCTAACCGCTAGTTCTAGTGGTACTTTATCTTTTGTAGATGGAACAAGCGATGTTGTGTTAGACTCTACTTATAAAGAATATATGTTTATATTTAACAATCTTCATTCTGGAACCGATGAAGTAGTTTTAACAATGAATGGAAGCACAGATAGTGGTTCTAACTACAACGTAGCTAAGACAACTACATATTTTGAAGCATATCATAGAGAAGATGATGGTGGCACTCCAAACGTATCATATTCAACATCTAGAGATATGGCACAAGGTACAGGTTTTTGTGATTTACAATCTGAATATGGCACAGACAATGACCAAGCTGGATGTGGAACATTACATTTATTTAATCCATCATCTACAACTTTTACAAAACATTTTATTTTTACTGGACAACAAGCACACCAAGCTGATCAATCACAAAATAATCGTGTAGCTGGATATTTTAACACTACAAGTGCTATTGACGCAGTACAATTTAAAATGAGTTCTGGCAACATAGATGCTGGAACCATCCAATTAATAGGAATTACATAATGGCAACATATCAAGATTCTAGATACAACATAGCTTTACCATCAGGATCAGGTGGTGCTATAACTTTAATTAAAACTGTTACTGCTTCATCTGATAGTACTATTAACTTTGTAAATGGTACATCAGATGTAGTTTTAGACAATACTTACAGAACTTATATTTTTAAATATATTAGTATTCATCCATCTGGAGATGGAACTGATTTACAAATAAACTTTAGAGATGGTAGTACAGCTTATGATGCTACTAAAACAACAACAGCTTTTAGAGCTTATCATAATGAAGCTGGTGATGATACTACATTAAGTTATCAAACATCTTGGGATTTAGCACAAGGCACAGGAGTACAATTAATAAGTCATGGTATAGACAATGACAATGATGGAAGTGCATCTGGAGAATTATATTTATTTAATCCATCATCAACTACATTTGTAAAACATTTTATTTCAATATCAAATGCTATGAATGGTACATATTCACATCAAAATTTTATAGCTGGTTATTGTAATGTAACTGCTGCAATAGATGCAGTGCAATTTTCAATGAGTTCAGGAAATATTGATGCTGGCACAATCAAACTTTACGGGATAACATAATGGCAACATACGCAAGCATAAAATACGACATGGATTTATCATCAAACGCTACAGGCGCTGGTTCTTTAACTTTGTTATCTACGCAGACTGCATCAAGTTCAGCTACAATTTCTTTTACAAGTGGAATAGATAGTACTTATAAAGAATACCAAGTACACGCAATAAATGTTCACCCTGAAGAAAATGGTAGAGTATTAAGTTTTCAAACTGATACAGGTACAAATACAAGTTATAATCAAACTGTAACTTGTGCTCACTTTACAACTAGACATCATGAAGACGCTAGTGCAACTTCATTAGGTTATGATACTGGAAGCGATTTAGCACAATCAACAAATTTTATACCACTTACATCTGGATCAACTGCAAATAATAATGATGATAATTGTTGTTCAATATTACATTTGTTTGATCCATCTTCTACAACTTTTGTAAAGCATTTTACGGTTAGAACACAAAATATAAATTCTACTTCTGATCCTAATTCTAATGAAAGTTATGTTGCTGGTTATTTTAATACAACAACAGCTTTAACAAGAATACAATTTAAATTTAGTTCTGGAGATATTGATGCCGGAACGTTCAAACTTTATGGAGTATCATAATGGCAATTAAAGCAGCAAACGATAAATCAATGTCAAACATCACGGCACTGCCTTCGGGAGTGAGTGCGAAGAGTTTGATATTAATAACTACTACGACAGCTAGTAATCAGTCAAATATTAGTTTTACAAGTGGAATTGATAGTACATATAAAGAATATGTTTTTAAATTATTTAATTGTACTGCAAATGGATCTTCTTCTTCAACATTTCAAGTTAATTTTTCAGTTGATGGTGGTTCAAACTACAATGTAACAAAAACAACCACTATTTTTTGGGCATCTCAATACGAAGATGATTCAGCTAGTGCTGTTAGTTATAGAACAGCAAGTGATTTAGCACAATCAACTTCATATCAACCATATACAGATAATTCTTTAGGTGCTGGAGCTGACGAAAGTTTATCTGGAACCTTACACTTATTCGATCCTAGTAATACAACATTTGTTAAACATTTTACATCAACTGCTAATTGGTTACATGATGCAGATATTTCAGTTAACCCTCATGTTGCTGGTTATTGTAATACTACAAGTGCTGTAAATGCTGTTCAATTTAAAATGGCTAGTGGAAATATTGATGGAACAATTAAAATGTATGGAGTAGTGTAATGGGAAGAGGACCGGTAGGAGAACCAGCAATAATTAGATATGTAAACAACAGTCTTGCATCTGTTACAGATGTTTCAGGAATTGATGGTGCTATGATTTTAATTAAAACTTTAACAGCTGATGGATCAGGAACTAGTTTATCTTTTGTTAATGGTAGTTCAGATGTTGTGCTAGATAGCACATATCCTATTTATAAATTTGTATATAATAATATACATCCAGCAACCAATGAAGCTGGTTTATATGTTAATTTTAGAGATGGTAGCACAGCGTATGATGCAACAAAAACTACTACATATTTTACAGCAGAACATAGAGAAAATGCAAGTGATGGTGCATTAAATTATAGTGCAAGTAGCGATTTAGCTCAATCAACATCTGCACAAAAATTAACTGGTAATATAGGTAATGACAACGATCAAAGTGCATCTGGAGAATTATGGTTATTTAGTCCATCATCTACTACATTTGTTAAACATTTTTTTGGCACTGGAAATGAATATCAAGGTAGTGATTATTCAACTAATGTATTTTATGCTGGATACTGTAACGTAACTGCTGCTATTGATGCAGTTCAATTTTCAATGAGTTCAGGTAATATGGATTCTGGCACGATAAAATTATATGGTATAAAGGATTCATAATGGCACTTATAAAACTGAATAATCGTGGAGTTAGAAATGTCTCAGCCTTTGGTTCTGTAGCAGGCGGGTCCATGACTTTTATTAAAAAACTAACAGCTAGTTCTAGCGGTACTTTATCTTTTGTTGATGGAAGTAGTGATGTAGTTCTTGATAATACTTATAAAGAATATTTATTTACTTTTAATAATCTTCATTGTTCAGCTACAGGTCAATTTGGTTTTCAAGGAAATGCTGCTGGTGGTAGTGGATTTAACGAAACAATGACAACAACAAATTTTAGAGCTATTCATGCAGAAGCTGATAATGATCAAGAATTAAGTTATGTAGCTGGTGAAGATCAAGCACAAGGAACTGGACTTACATTAATTGCTCAATCACAAGACACAGATAACGATTCAAGTTTATCTGGATTTTTACATTTATTTAATCCATCATCTACTACATTTGTGAAACATTTTATTTCAAGAGTAAGCGTTATGAAAAATGGAAATTACGCAGCAGAAACTAATGCGGCTGGTTATTTCAACACAACTTCAGCAATAGATGAAATACAATTTAACTATAATTCTGGCAACATAGACGCTGGGGATATTTGCCTTTACGGAATTAAATAATAATGATAAATAAACAAAAAGGAGAAAACTATGCCAAGATATCATAATATAAACGGTGTAAAAGTTCAGTTTACAGCTGAAGAAGAAACAGCTAGAGATGCTGAAGAAAAAGCGTGGTCAGATGCTGCCCCTGCTAGAGCTTTAGCTAATCTAAGATCTAAAAGAAATAGACTTCTTGCTGAAACTGATTACCTTGCTTTGTCTGATAATACTCTATCTGACGATATGAAAACATATCGTAAAGATTTAAGAGACTTACCAGCGGGTAAAGACACTGTTGAAAAATGTGAAAACGCTACGTGGCCGACTAAACCGTAGAGCATAGGAATACACTATGTTACAAAAGGTAAAGTTTGCACCTGGATTCAATAAACAAGTTACTGCAACCGGTGGCGAAGGCCAATGGGTTAGTGGTGATAACGTTCGTTTTAGATATGGCACTCCTGAAAAAATGGGTGGCTGGGCACAATTAGGTTCTGTAGATTTAACAGGACGTAATACTGCTATTCACCATTTTGTTAATGCTAGTGGTATAAAGTACGCGGCTCTTGGAACTAATAGAATTTTGTACGTATACTCTGGTGGTATTTTTTACGACATACATCCAATTAAAACAACAACAACTTTATCAAACGCATTTTCTACAACTAATGGATCTGCAGTTGTAACTGTAACTTTTGCATCAGCACATGGAATGAACGCAGGTGATATTATTTTATGTGACAACTTTACTTCAATTACTAATTCTAATTTTGGATCTGGAGATTTTGATGATGTAAAATTTATGGTAACAAGTATTCCAACAGATACTACTTTAACAATTACAATGCCCTCTAATGAATCAGGATCGGGTGCATCTACATCAGGTGGTATTAGAGTAAAACATTATTACCCTGTAGGACCAGCTGTTGAAACAGCATCTACTGGTTGGGGACTTGGTCAATGGGGTGGTACACAATCAGGACAATTTATATCTACACTATCATCAAGCATTAACACATCTGTTACAAGTTTAACAATGGCTAGTTCTACATCATTTCCATCATCAGGAACTGTTATTATAGGGTCTGAATTAATTACGTATACAGGAAATAGTGGTGGAACATTAACAGGATTAACAAGAGGTGCTAATGGTACAACCGCAGCATCACATTCGTCAGGTGCAACAGTTACAGATGCATCTAATTATTTTGCATGGAACGCTGCAGCATCAGGAGATATTGTTACAGCACCAGGTTTATGGTCATTAGATAATTTTGGTAACAAAGTTGTTGCAACTATATTT